GCTGGAAACAAAATATAATAAATCAATGTAGTTTTTTATGAAATAAACTAATATAAATTTCATAAATAACCAGCAAACTAAACAACGAAATCAGTTTTATTATAATTTTCATCATGATCAAATTGAATATTTGCACGATTTTTGAAAGGGTCTAATAAATTATCTATAAACGGATTTAATTTCAAAGGATTCACAATCTCCCCTGTTATATCTTTTTTAAACCACGTGAATTCCAAACAATAATAAAACCAATATTTTTTCCTGATTTCCGAATTATTAATCTCTTGATGAAACATTTGATCAATGATTGAAAAAGCGGATTTCAATACCAATATTTCTTTTATCAACTCTCGTTTGAGAGAAAACAAACGTATATATTTTGCTTCATCAACCACAGAGTCATATCCGCTACCACATCCATCTTCCCCGTGCATAATCCGTCTGCGATTCATATAACGAATTTCGTTTTTAATATTCTTCAAACTAGTAATAGTTTTCTTACGATAATCATCGATCTTTTTTATAATAGAAAATATATTGGTGTGATATATAATAGGATACCTCATGCGTATATCTCTCGGAATAATGAATTGATTCATCTCCTTTATTTCTGATATTTTTTTTTCAACTTCGTACAGCTTTTTTGTCATCTCTTGTTCCAGTTCTTTTTTATAATTGTTAATTTTTACTTTTAATGCATTTTTTTCTTCATCTGATACATCTGTTTTATACAAACTTTTTTCCATTTCACAATCGCGAAATAATAAAATAGATCCTGACGTGAATATTACAGAACTTTGCAACTTATCGTATTGATGCGCGGAAGTTTTATGTGCTTCAGATGCAGCATCCAATTTAAAATAATTCACCAATGACAGTAAAAATGCAATAAATGCATTGATCGCTGATATTAACATGTAACCCCAACCATAATTGGAAACGATAGATGCTAACACTGTTACACATGTGGACAACAAAATCGCAGGCATCATTAATTTGTTTAATCGTTGATCGCAATAATGCTTCGATTCCATATAAATAAGTTTTTGTCCTTTTAAATAACTAGCTAGTATATCCAATGCTGAAGAGTATTTGTGATTAATATCAGAATAATATTTATCAATTTTACTTTCTACATTTCTATAATTTAATTTTTTGTATCTAGTCAAAATCTTATTTTTATCTAGATTTGTATTGTGAGTATTCCTATCACTTTCACTATTACTATCGCTATCGCTATCGCTATCGGATATATCACTATTGCTTTCAGACATATGGGATCCGTCGATAATATAATTATCTTTTTTTTTATTATTTTTTAAAATATCAAAGGTGTTTTTCAATAAATGAATATCTGTTTTTGCAATATCATGAAAGATTGGATCATTTATCGAATCCAATTTTATTAACTCCATTCAACCTATTTTACATTATGATAATATAAAAATCTTAACATATTTTTAAGGGATTAAATATTAGAATAATATATAAATATGCCAAATGCACCTTGGAAAGGATGGAAAAATGAAAAACCCGGTTTTCACCAAAAAACAGTAATGTTAAAAAAATGCGGTAAAAAATGTTTTTTAGGAAAAGGCACATCTTTTCCTGTTTGTAAAAAAAATACATGCAAGATTTCAAAGAAAGGAGTCTATGCAGCATATGTACGTTCGAGACAATACAGAAAATCGAAAAAAAATAGAAATGTTACCAAAAAAGCGCGAAAACTTTTGAACAAAATGTAAAAAAATAAAAATTGATATTATTAATAACAAAATATCCCATCCCAATATAATCGAATAATCAAAATTACCAATATGAGTATTTTTCATACATATTCATCTAATTCATCCAATATAAACGATAATAAATTAGAAAAAGAAGATGAATGGGGATGGTTTATTTGTTTAGACTTAGATGCAACTACTCCAAATAAAAAAACAAAATTCACATTCAAAAAATTACAAACCATACATGAAAACGTAGAATTACATGTAAAAAGTATTAATTATATGGATGATTCACCTTACGAATCAGATGATAATATGATTAAAAATATGTGTTCAAAATTGAACTATAATTATACATATCATAAAATTCTACTTTATGAAATATTCTATAAATATATTGGATCATTTTTGTGTTTTTCATATTATAAACAAAAAAATGATCCAATATAATTTTATAAAAAAATTGAAATAATAAATAACAAAAGACAATACCAAATATCAATACAGCAATCCGTACAAAGAAACAATCAAAACATCAAATCCATTCAAAATGACAAAAACTGATAGAAGAGAACTAATCGCATGTATCGTATACAGTATTTATATTTTAATTATTGTAAAAATTATATTTTCATTATATAAAGCATTAGAGTATTATGAGTCACTAGATAATTTACAATTAACAAAATAACATAAAACAAAATAAACATATTACATTACAAAAATTTCAATCTTCTATATAATAAATAATTGTTTATTCCACAACACGAATTTCCAAACAGTTGTCCACTAGGATCAATTGTATAATTTTCATAAAATGGTGTATTTATATTGGGATCAATAGTAGTCGGAGCGACTCCTCCAGGAAAAGTTGTAAGCACAGTAACACCCGCCAAATTTTCTTTTGTAATCAAATTAATGTTTAATTTTGTATAATCAATATCATCATTGTAATTGCAACATTTAGTATTGCATTTATTTCGATAACAAAATTTTTTGCCATATATATTACAATTTTGACACCGTGAATTAAAATTCAACTTGTTGGCTAAATTAAATTTCGTTTTATTAGTTTGAAGAATACTGGTAATAGATTTATTTTTAATATAATCACCTGCATCTAATGAAGAGATAATTTTACCAAAAGCAGGTTTTGCAGGTACACAATTGTTGTAATTAGACATATTATATATTATATATATTTTACAATATATAATATATGTTATATTTTATATTTTATATTTTTTATTTGTGTCACATAAACCATCCCATAAATATATACCACAAACCATCCCATACCAACACTCCGCAGTTTTTGAAGCAACTTTTGAAGTGAATTATATATCATATACAATTTGAAATGATAAACAAAAACTGAAATCCATATTATTCAAATTTAATATTCTACCATATTCATCCAACAATTGAACATTGATTTTTTGAATACCGACTGGACCAAAATATTGTCTGGGATAACTAATGATAGATAAATTAGTATTACTATAAATATTAGACTGTTGCAATGAAATTCGTGCCAATATATTATTATTCAACATGGAATCTGTAAAAGCACTGTAAAATCCATTATTGACATTGTTATTGTAATCATCAACAACTAAAAATACATATTGTGGTGATGAAATATTACTTAATCCTTCAGACACATATGCAGTATTATTTTCATAAACTCCATTTCTAAAACCTAGCATCCAACCTAATTTTAATGGTAAGGGTGTATCATCTTTGCTCTCATCTAATGACAAATCAAACCGCAATGAAAAATCAAATAAATCCTTTTCTTTTTTATCATCTAAGTAACTAGAGTTTATACCTACAATTGTTTGTCCTGAACCACTAACACCTAAAAGAAATGTGGATGATGTTATTATATTACTCAAATTGGAAGTAAAATAAATATATTTTAAGTACAACGTATCTTTAAAGACCTGAGATATATAATTATTAATAAAGCTAATAATATCACCGTATAAATAACTACCTGTAGGCAAAACAATTGTTCCTACTTCCATCGTTTCGCCAACAAATGCGGATATAGTAAAAAAATTATTTCCCATTTGTTTTGATATATTCGTAAATGTTTGTGGTATTTCAATAGCAGTCATTTCCATTGTTAATACAGATGTCAATTTAATAGGCAAATCAAATTGAAAATTAGTAGATGAACTTCCGTAATAGTTATCTCTAAAGCGTGTATCAATATTGACCGTATTACGAATCGTTGTTTGTTTAATAGGATTGATTGTACCAGTAACAAAATTATTTACATATGCGTTTGCATAATGATGTGGTGTTTCCTTTTGCACAATTTGATACCCCCCAGACTCAAATACATCGACTGGTTTCAATTCAAAATCCGCGTTATAAACATCTTCTAAAACTTCTATATCGTGTTTAAAACTGTCATGTAATGTTGATAATATAATATTTTTTGCATTTTCTATAAATGAAAAAATTTGCGATTTTTTTTCTTCTGAAATAGCAATGTTCATCATCATATTTTTTTTCATTATAAATTCTTTTTCATCTAAAACATCTTTATTGTAGACTGGAGGTAATTCAAAAATATCCTCTAATTCTTTCTTATTATAGTTATTAATATTGAGATCAAAATTCATTGTTTCTTTTTTTCTGGAAAGTTTGCTATTATTATTATTATTATTATTATTATTATTATTATTATTATTATTATTATTATTACTATACAATAATATACTATTTATACAAAAATACAATAAATAGTTTATTTTTTATTTTTAATTTTAAATTTTAAATTTTTGAAAAAAGTACCAATAAACCTCAAACCTCGAACACCCAAACATATAAAAAATCAAAAAAGGTTTTGTTTTATTTAATTAAAATTACATAAAGAATGGAAACTATCTAACAAATTAAACGTGAGAACATATCATCCTGATCATCATCGCTATCAGAACATTCAATTAAATCCGGTACGTCGTCATAATCATCATAATCATCATCACTAATAAATGCAGTATTTAACATATCATCATCTTGTTCGTCAGCAATCCCATTTTCACTTTCACTATCATCATCACCATCACCATCACCATCACTTTTGAAAAAGGTATGAGTTCTTGTAGGTACAGATTTCACTTTGTCAGCCACATAAATACTGGTTAATTCTAAATCAGCAATTCGTTTTTTCATATCATCCATTTCGGATTGTTGTTCCGAAATTTTTTTCTCCATTTCACTAATCATGACAGCCAATTGATGAATATTTAATTTTGTTTTTGGAATAGGATTTTTGTTTGGTAACAATAACCAAAAAGCATTTGATGTCATTTGCGACTGAGAATAGTAAAATTTATAAGATCCTTTATTTGTAATTTCCCAAAATGCAATTGAAGCGTTATTAGAATTATACCAATTATTTACATGAATAAATGCGTGACAAACATTTGTCTTTTCTGGAATTTCGACAAAATCAACACGTGATACATTACAAATATTGTAATATTCAAATGTATTAATTACGTCTTTTTCGTTGAAACGTGAATCAACAAATGGAATATAAATACTAGTCATTGGTGATGTACTTGACATTTTTAAATAGAATTGAAATAGTAAAATAGAGTTAGCCGAAAATAGTAAAATATAGCCGAAATAAAGGTTGAAATTAATATTAATTTAAGTATTGTTAAGGATTGTTAATTGTTGTTAATTGTTGTTTGATAACTAACATAACCAAACAACAATAGAATGAAATCAATTTTTTATTTATAATGCCCAAATCATAGAACACTTAAATTTTTTGCATATCTATCTTTTTATAACCGTTTTCTTTGTCCTAAATAACCTGCAGCAGTTCTACCTACCATCCCATAAGCACTATGTGGTTTATAAACATAATTCTTACTATAAGTATAACATAATGTATTATTACAGTTATTATATTGTTCATTATACGGTAACAATTTAGTATCAAATAAAGTTTTGAAATATCCAGAACGATTATTCAAATTGGATGGATATGCTATTTGAGGAGAAGAATTAAAGTATAGAATAGATAAATTCGACATTTCTTTTATAATAGCCAATGAAAAAATATTTATCTTCCACATGAGCTACAGCCAGAGTTTTTGATATTACTTATTTTATCAATCATAGATCCTTGAGAGAATACTCTATTATATCCACCGACACTTCCTAGACCTACACCGTTAAGAACTCCCAGATTTGTACCAGAATTCACATTTCCGGTAGAAATTAGTGATGTATTATAATATAATGGTGTTGAATTACTTTGTAACATCATATTCATTTTTTTTGCACGAGTACTAAATGGCATATTTGATATATATTTATTACTATATTTTATTTACACTAAAGTAAAACAAAACAAAACAAAACTATGAGTTAATTCCATTGATATTGTTATAATTTATGGAGCATTCTTGTAAAACGCCATCTTCATTATAATATTTTGCAGTAATCTTATTATCATCAGCACATGATTCTAAACATTTAGAATTAGTTCCTGAATTATTCTTAATTTCATTATCTGAAAATATATCATAGTAATTCAAAACCATTTCCGTTTTTTTCTTTTTATAAATAAATTCTACTAAATATTCAGTGTTATTATTGTTAATATTTTCAACAATTATTCCATTTATTAATGAATTATCATAGATAAAATAAACATTATCATGTAAATTATATGTATGTTTGTAAACACTATTTTTATACGGATCAGTTAACAAAATACTACTGTCTAAATAAATACTTTTTTGAATATCATTATTATCATTGGAAGGAGTTAATGGACAATTGCATCCATTAATAACATTCAATTTTGTTGTTTTACCACCGTAAATAGGGAATGCTCTATTAAATGTATAATTTTTCAATCCAAAACCAAAATCATAAGGTATGGTTCCGCGTCTTAAAACAGATTTTCCTTTAAGTCGATTTAAATAACGATCATAAGAATTATGTTTAATATCACATCCAACCCCACCAGGTGACATGGCACCAGGTTGTAATCTCGTAATTGTATTTTTTGTGCTACTAGAATGATAGGTAACACCTGTAGCATTGGATCTTTGAACACTCGGAATAGCCCGATCACTCATTTGGTTCCAATTCACTTTATATAATGCATTTTCTGGCTTTTGATAAGTAGATAATGATCCTAAATTCATGGTATATAATGAAGATGGAACACGTACAGTATTTTGAATTATTTTCTGTCTTTGATATTGATTTGCAGGGGTATTGGATGTTAAATTTGTATCACATCCACTGCATCGATAATAATAGTTTGGATAATTGTCGTATAATGATAAACAATTATAATTGTTCGTAATTAAATCTGTTCTAGAAAGAGCCATTTTATTATATTTGCTTTAAACTACGATATACTACGATATACTACTATATACTACTATTTTAAATATCAATAAAATTGATTTCATTATATAGTTTTAATTATATTTATCAAAAACCGAATAACATACATACATACGTTACAACCATGACGTCTTCTGCAATTCAATTTCAAAATTTATATGGATATCAAATCGCTAATATATTGGAAAAAGAGTTTCGAAAACAAAGTAAAAAAAACGAGATAAATTATCGATATAACAATATGAATCATTTTACATGTAGTTATTGTCGTAAAACATACATTCATAAAATAAATTATGACAAGCACTGTTTATTGTGTGAACTTTCAAAAGAAAAGGATGAATATATTTCATCAACGCCATTAGAGGAGTCAGACGTAACCATACCATCACCCTCACCCTCAACCTCAACAAAAATAAATGACTGTTTATTAATAGAATTATTAAAAGATCTATTAATAAAATACAATAAATTATCCAATGAAATGAGCGAAATTAAAAAATGGATTTCAAAAGAAAAAAAACAAATAAATATATTAGATTGGTTAAATAATCATAATCCTACAGAATTTCAACCTATTTCATCATTTGATGATTTTATAAATAATTTTATGATATCTGAAGAATATATAAAAAAAGTTATAAACAACAATATACTAGATGTTTATCTGTATTCGATAGAAGATTTATTTTCAAGTGATACACAAGATTTGTTGAGTTCTACATCCAATCCCATAATATATACATCTTTGCCTATTTGTTGCTTTAATCAAAAAGCAAATGTCTTTTACATATACACAGAAGTCATTTCACCACGAACACCATCACCATCATCACCATCACAGTCAATTGAATTTCATTGGGTAGAAGCAAAAAGAGAAGATCTAGTTCGACTTTTTAATAAAATAAAGAACAAAATTATATCAGAGTTATGCAAATGGAATGATTTTCAACAAAATCAAATTGCAGTCTCAAATCCAAATTTTAATCAATATAATTCAGCAAAGGAAAAAACAGATGAAATATTTAATAAATCAATACTTAAATTAATGACAGATATATCAAACAACAACATGTTTCAAAAGCTTAAAAATAAATTATTTCATAAAATAAAAACAGATATTAAACAATATGTGGAATATGAATTTAAATTTACATAAATGCATTATTGAATTCAGTAGGATCCATAACTTTGACGCCCATTTTCTCCGCCTGTAAAACCTTTCCAGTTTTATCATCTTTATCCTTAGTTAGAACTACAAATGTATTCTTACTCACACTACTACCAATCTTTCCACCCATTTTTTTTATTGATTTTTCCAAATTGTCATCTCTAAATCCAGTAAATACAACTGTTTTACCGTATAACGGATGATTGACATCCAGATCCTCTTCCGTCTTCATATTATCATGACTAGCATCAACAATAAGCTTATATTCTAATCCACATTCTTTCAAAAATTCGAGAAACAATGCTATTTTTGAGACAAATAATTCGGCGGTTTTTTCAGCGATTCCTTTTACCTTTTTAACCATTTCTATTTTTTTTTTCAATTCGGTTTCGCCCATACCCATACCCATACCCATAGTCGTATCTCCCAAAATATTTGGGTACATTTCCATAATAGGTTCTATTTTTTTTTCACTGATTCCTCTTCCAAAAATATTAGAAGAAGCCATTAAATTAATCAGCGATGCTTCTTTGAGTTTATTTTGAATACTATCATGAATTTTATTCGCTAATTTACCTTTGAAACCTTCAACTTTCAAAAAATCATCCACTGACATTTTAATGATTTTCGGTACAGTATCATAACCCGTTGATATAATACGCTCGACATTTCCAGATTTTAAACCATCTACTCCAATTCCTTTGAAAAACCCGGTAATGTTTTTCTCTCGAACAACAGGATCATTCTCCGCATTTTCAAGAAGAATATCAATATGTGTATCATTCCATACGTAAGATTCCTCAGGCATTTTCGCTTTTTCAGCTGGTTGTGTAACACTTTTAATGTGGGGGATAACATCCCCACTTCGAATTATTTCTATAACAGCACCAATGCCTATTTTATTTTGTTCAATAAATGCACCGTTAAATCCAGTAGCATAATTAATTTCGACACCACCTAATTTAATCGGTTCTATTCTTACACGTGGTTTTAAATATCCATCTTTACTGGGTGTCCAAATAACATCAATCACTCTCGATTCAGCAATTTGATCCGATAAAACCATTTTAAATGCAAAAGAATGTTCTGGATTACCGCTTTTTCTAGGATATATTTTATCATCTGTTACAATAACACCATCTATTTCATAATCATATGTATTACGCCATTCGATCAAATAATTCGACAATATTTCATTGGTTACATCTTTCTCCTCTCTAAACAAAACAACGTCGATATCCAATTTTTTAAGATGTTCCATTTGATCCATTGGTTTATATTCGGGCTTTATAAATTCATATGCAACAAAATGCACATCCTTAATTTTTTCATCCACGGAAATACGGTTAATGATTCCAGATACTAAATTTCTAGCATTGGCGAATTTTCCTTTATATTTCAATTCAAATATATTTTTTGGAATAATAAATTCACCGCGAATAGCCAATCCTTTTTCTTTTGGCAAACGTAAATAAGGAATAAAATGACTGACATCTTGACCAATTTTGCCGTCCCCTCGAGTATACAACTTTGGTTTCTCTCCTTCAGTAACATATAGACCACTTACACCATCTAATTTACAGGATAATACATACGGACCTTTATATTTTTGTTTCCAATTTTCAAGTTCGTTTGTATCAGGTTTTCTTTTGTCCATAGAACCCATAAGATAGGGTAAAACTGCTTTGTTCTTTTCAACTGTAATAGGTGCACCAATATCATTGAGTATTGGATTATTTGGATATTTCATCTCCATATAATCATGAATAATATCATATTCACTATCAGTCATAATAGGTTCCATGTTTCTATATGCTGTGTTTGTGTAATCCAAAACATATTGCAATTCTTTTTCAGAAAGGGATTCTAAAACATTGATGCCATTTTTTTTGAATGTCTTTACAAAATCCATGACAAATTCTTTGTTTACCTTTTCATCGACCTTTGCATCGACCTTTTCATCGACCTTTTCATCGACCTTTTCATCTACCATTTTTTTTGATTTTTTTTTCAAAGTTTTGGTTTTTGGAATTAATTTTTTCTCACTCTCAACAGGTTCTTCTGGTATAATTTCAATATTATTCTTTATTATCATATTGACATCCTGTGTATTCATTTTTGACTTTTTCAACGTCTTACTATTCTTTACCGTGTTTGTCGACTTAGCCTTAACCCCTATTTTTACATTTTCAGGATTCTCAGGATTATCAGGATTCTCAGGATTCTCATTCTGAATAATTATCTTTTTCTGCTTTGTTTTTTTCATATCAAACACACCATTATCTTCAACAGTATTATCCTGTATTTTTTTGCTATTTGTATCTAATAAAACATCAGCTACTGAACCAATTCCAACGTCAAATCCAACAACAGAACGCCCATCAATTCTCTCTACAGGTGATTTATATTGTAAACCTAAAAAGTCGAATATATCTTTTTCATCTTTAAAATCGTGGTCAACCAACGTTGTTTTTTTCTTATTTTCAATTTTATACATACCATGTTCATTCATAGTAAATCCTTTTTGCAATGCAACATGTCTCATAGCAGTATTAAAATATTTACTTCCAGTAAAATACAAAACAGCAAATGGATATTCTTTTTCCGTAGAATACAAGAAATCAACACGACGAAAGTCCATACCAGGTAATTGTGTTATCACCAATGATTTGGTAGGACCACGAGAAAGAATCTCTACAATTATCTTATCCTCCAACAATTTGTCAATAAATTTGTCAAAAACGCCACTATTTTTTGAAGTGATGATGACATCAATATCTCCTGATGATTGAGCGCCTCTTCTATAACTGCCTACTATTTCGAATTTTGCACCATCAACCATACTAACACCGACCTTATTAACTGCATATTCAAATGCATTGTTAAAATAACCAGAATATTTATCAATTTCACTTCTAGGTATTCTTTTTTGTATATCTTCATAATATTTCAATCCAATAATTTGTTTATCATTTAAAAATTCGACCTGGTTTTCTTTTAATTGGTCTATTGTTGTAACCCCCTTATCTACTAATTCTTTTGCTTTTTTAGGACCAACACCGTATATTTGTGTGAAAATATTAATAGGGTTGTTTTTCTCTCGTTCAATGACTTTCAAAGTTCCAGTTTCAACATATTCTTTGAATTTTTCCATAATAGTAGCACCTATTCCTGGCTTTCCTTGCATTTGTTTAATATCAGTAATATCTTCTAAATAATTGACAACAGTTTCTTCTGCTTTTTTATATGCTCGTGCTCTATGAACTTCACCCTGTGACATCATAATATTGTATAATTGTTCTAAAATATCGATCAATTCTTCATTATATCGATGAGGCAACGACATCGTGTTTGGTTTTTTGTCTTTGTATTGTAATGGCTCATTTATTTCCATATTTATTTTTTGGACTGTGGGTATTACTTTATCTTCTTTGAACGATAATTTTATATCACTTTTGGGTAATATTTCTTGATCTTCTTCCTCAATGATTAAAAGAGGTTTTTGTGTATTTTGTGTCTTTTGTGTCTTTTGTGTATTTTGTGTCAATTTTTTTGTTTTATTCTGGTCTTGATTGTTTGATTTATTTTTTCCTTTTTTTTCTTTTGAAGTTTTTTTAAATAAATTTTTCAATTTTTTTTTAAGATTAAATTTTTTTATCCTCGTATTAATCGATTTAATAGAAGAATTTGATGAAGAAGACACTGTATGAGATATAGTAGTTTGTTTTTGTAACGGATTTGATGTTGATGACGTAGAAGAAGAATCAGAAATTGATTTCATTTTTTTATTTTTGATTGTTTTATTCATTTTATATTTAATCCATAAAATAAATTGAGAAATACGTGTTTATTATTTATTTCACGTTGTTGTTGTTGTTGTTGTTGTTGCTCGGAATTAAGAAAGGACGAGGTTGATTGTATGGATTTGGACTTGGACCAGGCCCAACAAAACGAAATAATTTATTCATATTCGCAGGAGGTCTACCTATGCCTCCACCAGAAATATTAATATTCGAATTGGAAAACAATAATTTTTTGGATTTTATTTTTTGCATACGAAGTCTTTCATTTCTCTCATTGATTAATTTTGTTAAAACAGCCCTTTTATAATCATCTCGTGTTATTTGTCCAGACAATAATAGATTTCGAATATGATTTATATCTAAAACATCGTCTTTTGGTTGATCATTTTGTTTATATTTTTGAAAATATTTATTGTAAATATAACTATTGTTGTTCATTGTATTTGCACTTATATTAGAAGATGGAAGCACATTTTGTTTTTTTTGAACCCGTTCTATCGGATCCACCACATTATTTTTTTCTATATCATCTTTCATCATACATAAATTACCATTTTGAACTCGCATACACATTGAAGCTAACATATCATCATAAGTTAATATTTTACTCGTGTTTTTTTCTTCAGATGAATCATAATAGTTATCATGAATATTAAATGAAATAGATTCATTATCATTCGTATCGTTAAAATTTACTTTTTTATTATTTGAATTTTGATTCTTTGGCATATTTTATTATATAAATATAATGTATAAAATAATAGTGATATAATTACTAATATGAATAATAAAAAATTAGGAAAAAAAATAATAAAAAATATAGGAGAAACAAAAACGTTTATCTATAATGGTGTAGATAAAAAACCAATGAAAAATGATATAAAGTGGTCAGTTAATTATGATAATGATAAAGGAGTTGATTTAAATTTGAATATGAATAATAACGGTGATAAAAGTCATTATCATCAATTTTTAACCAATTTAGAATTAGAAGAACTACTAAAAATACCTGTAGTTGATAAATCAATCCATCAAAGATTATTAGAAGATTTCAATCCGTACAACAACAACAACAACAACAACAACAACACCAACAACACCAACAACATGGAGTTACTAACGTATCCAGTTGAGAATAATCAACAAATGCAATATCCGTATATGATGCGTAACGATTTCATAAATAATGATTTATACAGTCAATTACCTTTAATTTTACAAGGACAACAACAACAACAACAACAACAACAACAACAACAACAACCACAACAAGAGTCGTTGAAAAACAAACCAAATATAATCAAAATAAAAATATACACCAGAAAACATAAAAATAAGAATAAAAAAAGGACTAGTAGTCGTATTCGAAGTATTCGAAGTAACAGAAGTAGAAGAAGTGTCACAAATAATCAATCATCAACTCGTAGTAACAGTCATTAATTCTATACATTTGCTAATATAATTTTTTCATTATCCGAGAGACTTCTCTCGCGCTTAAACTTATTGTATATAATGACACAAGACTTATCTATTTGTTTAAGATAATAATTAGATGCATATATTAATTTACATTTTATTTCATCCTCATATATACACTCTATATGTATTCCATGTCTTTTTTTAATAGATTTAATAAAAGATGCACAATCAAAAATATAATCATCATTAAATGCAACAGCAATTATGTAGTGATTTCTAGGAATTTTTTGCGATTTTTCATATTCGCAATTGTAATAATAATAGTGATCACAATTGTAATCTAGAGCTAAATTAGTAATTTCATTTTTTAGGTCTGACAGATTGTTATGCTTTGTCAAATCAAACGAAATTTCTATATTATACCCCATATATAAATTCTAAACATTATAAAATATTCAAAAATATCAACATTATTTTTGAATATTTTTGAGTAAAACAAAATAAAATAATAAATAATAGTATTAGTATTAGTATTAGTAATTACTATTAAAACGTAACATAACAATTATTAAAACGTAACAATTATAAAAGACTATGAATAAAAATTTTTTACAATTTGGAGGTATAAATAAATCAGTAACAAATAATTATACAAGAAACAATTACTGTAACAGTGATAATCTAACTGTCCCAAATATATTAGGAAATAAACGTTCGAAAATAATTAGTTTAAGTAATTTGGATATTAGTAATAATTCAATTATAAATGTATCAGGTATTTATTTTTACGATGGAGGATTTATTACTCAAGATATTGAATCATTTAAAAATGTAACAGTTACGGGTGATTTGACGGTAGGTAACAATGCAATATTAAATAATGTAATTGCGCAAAATGCAGAAA